TTCTCAACATATACGTCGAACGTTGGAAATTCCATAATTCGAGATATTAGAGACTGGACCTCGTCGATAATCAAGTCCTCACTATCCAGTCCGAGAGATTCCTCTGGGACTCTGAAAATGAGCTTGAATGCTTCAAGAGGATCTAATTTCAGGATTCCTTGCAGGACCGCATGGTCCGCCTGGGATACTGTCATATGATACTCTTCAGACAATCCAACAGGATGCTCGATTCCCCCTAGGAACTCGGGCCAACCAATTGGGATGTCATGTTTGGCAAGCACACGCTTCCAGGCAGGATGCCCTTCAACCATATCACTCGCCATTCTAATGGCCCGTGGTCTACGTTCGTCATTTTTATCAAAATAGCGAATGTAGGAACCAATCATCCGCATTCTCGACACGAGGACTTTCCCATCTGGGTCACCTCCAGTCACCGAGAATGCTCGGGGCTTAACTGAGTCGACAAACTTCCATCCATTGGAATCAGTGGTTTGGATAGCTGCCTCCTCAGTGAAAGTACAGTATACACAGGATGAGAACCAAGTGGTTTCACTTGGAACAAATCCGAAGACACGATACAATACGCGGAATGAAGCGGTCAAGCTCTCATTTGAGAAGTTGATCACATCATCTCCGGATTGAGATCCCGCCCTATTCGGGGTGAGAGGAACTGAGTTCAAGAAATCCTGAATTCCAGTCCTGTTAATCTCAATGAAATTATCAGCCTGGTCATTTGTCATGTGCTTCATTCCCTTCAGGGAACGAAACGCATGGGCAAACCTCCAAGCAATACTACGGATGATTGCACTCGAGTCATTTAAATAAATGCCCGATAAGCCTTCACCCATCATGATTCCACATTTGTGGACCTCGGGAACGGGGCCGGATACTCCGGGATCAAGAGTAAATATACGTTCACACGTACCCAGATCGACTGAGAATCTCAGGAAGTTCTGGCACGGGTGATTCATGGCATCCAAATGACCATGAAGGGTATCACGAATGTGTTCCCTTGGTGGCGTATTGGTTGCAGTTGTCAGATCGACACTTTCTGCCCAAATGGGTGTACGATTGTACAATCCAGTTGCGAAGTCAGACGTCTTTCTGCCTCCTATTTGATCTAATACTGTGTAAAGCTTGACCTTCGCAAGAAGACCAATCTTAATCAGTTCATCAGACCATAAATGTTCATCAAGAAAATGTCGCGCAGCCGCTCCTATGAAGGACACGGCTAGTGACGTGATCGTGATGACTCTGACTTTGAAGCCTTCTTCCGGTTGTGGAGAAACTCTAGAGCGGATCTTTCCGTCAATGAATTTAACCACAGCTGGACGCTGGTAGGAGCAGCCACTATCATGGATTTCATCTGAAATCATGACATTGACTTCTTCAGATTGTCTTAATTCACGTAGTGCCCAAAGGAGCGCCATGTGACCAAGACGATTATCAGTCTTTGATTCTATACATCCGATCTCTGGATAGAGGCAGGTCCACAAGGGCCTATCCTCAATCCAGTCCTCAGGGCGAAGCACCAGATTTCCAGTGAAATCAAATGTCTCAGCCTGAGGTCGGACGGGAAATAGCGTTACAAGGGGCAGACAGATGAAATCTTCGACAACTTTGTCTATGAATTCACCGGTCTTACCTCCCTTGGATCGCGAATAATCTAGGCATCCATGAAACGAAATGTCAATACGAGTTTTCTCTCTTGACGATGATGTTTCATAGATTCCATTCAATTTGGACGAAACGATACGCAGATCGAACAGATTCACTGGCCGTTCTACGTCGCGTTTGAAACCACGAAGTGATTGCAGAATCTTCTGTCCATCACCTTCGGGGAGTGTCCTCTTTAAATTGGAAAGATCAACCAGCGTAGCTTTAGATTTAAAACTAGGTTTGGTCATCATTCCAGGTATACAGATTGGATCAAGACACCAAGGCGGAATCGCCCTGTTTCCTTGACGGATTTCCACTTC